AAGCTCGAGCGACAGACCAGCCTGATGCGCAACCAGACCACCCTGCTTGAGCGCCATCGCCATGTCGGACACTTCGCCTTGCGCCTTACCGGCAGCAGCGGCGAGCAGGTCTGCGATGTGCGGCACTTGGTTTCCGGCGAGACCGAACTGGTTCATGGCGGTAGCAGCGGCCTCCGCAGCGTCGCCGACCTCAAGCTCACCAGCAGACGCCAGGGACAGGGCACCATCCAGCCCGCCACCCAGGATGTCCTGCGTGGACACACCGGCCTTCGCCAGCTCCGTAACCGCAGCCGCAGCCTCGGTCGCCGAAAACACGGTGTCCTTACCAGCCTTGAGCGCGGCTGCGCGCAGGAGTTCCATGTTGTCCGCCGACTCATGCGTAGCGGCAGCGACACGGGACATCGCCTGATCGAAGTTCGCAGCCGCATACACAGCAGCACCAACCGCAGCACCCAGAACCAGGGACGCCTTACCGGCAGTGTTCCCAAGATCCGTGATCGCAGCCTTCTGCTTCGCATTGATCTGGGTAACCTTGTCGAAAGTCTGACTGGCCGAAACGCCAGCAGCCTTCATCTTCGCGATGAACTCAGTCGTCTCCGCGCGCAAACGAATAGCTACATCGCGAGTCGCCATGCGCGCCTCCTATGCGTGGTAGTACGGCTCCACGAACAGGACACGCCCGTCGAGAGGATGGGGGACGCCGGGTTTCGGCTCGCTACTGTGCTGCTTCTGAACCGTCCGCGTCATCACCTGGACGGCACGGCACGAATAACAGACGTGCTCGTGAACGTCCCACGACATATTCGGATCCGAAGCGACCGTGACGTCGACACCGCAGCCCTTGCATTTGCCCGCCTCATACACGAGCAACGCTTCGGCCTCTGCGCGGTCCCGGTCGGACCACTTGTCGAACTTGGAAGGCTTAACCCCCCAGGCCCGTGCTACTTCGAGTCGCCGGCGCTCTTGCGGATTGTGAGCGAGGCGAGCTGTGATTTTGGGATGTCCACCCCAGTCCGGTTCAGCAGCCAGACCGTTGTGGTGAGCTTGTCCCACTCAGCCGACGTGATCGCTTCCGACAGGGAATCCCAGTCGTCGGCGTCCAGTTCCGGGTCGACCACGGACATCGGCAGGACGGCTTCGAGGAACGTGTCGACGTTGACACCCATCGACTCGTCACCGTCGTCGCCCTTGCGGGGCGGGTGCTCATCAAGCAACGCACGCCACTTCTTGCGAGGCAACGCACGCAGACGGACAGTGATCGTCGACTCCGCCATCTTCTCGCGGAGGGCTTCGATCTGCTTCGCCGTCTCGGTCGACTTGTCAACCATCCGACCGTTCGTGCGCTTGTCCTCAACCTGCTTCGCAAGCGTCCGCTCAAGCTGCTGAATCTCCGCCAACAGGTCACCCGCGAGACAGATTTCCACAGCCTTCTCGGGCAACTTCGCGGCCTTAATCAGCGCCTTCGCGTCCTGCGACTTCACAGTGTTACTCATGGCTCAGTCCTTCGGCTCGGTGGCTCGAGGTGGAGCAGGGTGCGCGGCCCGAGCCAAGCCGCGCACCCTGGACTAGACGGATCAGGCAGCGATCGCGACGTCAACGTGCGCCGGCCCAGTGACACCAAGCTTCTGCGTCACGATCAGGCGAGCGAACTCGTCGTTCTCAGCCGGACCCTGCTTGCGCTGAGCGCCGCACTCGACCGGGATCACGTCAACCTTCTGCGTCGCAGCGAACGCCGCGGTTGCAGCGAGGCCCCAGCGGACGATCAGGTAACCGGTCTGACCCTCAGCCAGATCGGTGTACGCCTCGTTCTCCGAAGGGGTCGTGTTCTGCGGGTCGTAGACATACGAGATGTCGTCGAGGCCACGCGTCACGCGACCGAGCACCTGGAAGGACTCAGTGGTCGCGAGCCGGCGGTCGTCGCCCGTGTTCTGCTCAGCGGTGGGGTTGAACGTCCCGCCCTTGATGTAGCCGGACAGGTCGGTCGCGCCAGTGCATTCAGCGGCGGTCGGAGCAGCCGGGGCGGCAAGGGTGGTAACGAACGCCACCTTCACATGACCTTCGGCTTGCACGCCGTCAGGGGTAACAACAGTCACTTGGATTCCTCCTTGGATTCCTTGTTTTCCGGCGTGCTTGCCGGTGCCGCCTTCTTCGTGGCGGACGCATGGGGGGTGGCTCGGAGAGGCTTGTCGTTGACGTCAAGCGCCGGCTCGTCGAGCACCTTGTGGTGGTCGCGGACGGCCATCTCAGAGATGGACACATCGACGTTGAAACGCTTGTCGTGGACGCGAACGAACTTGGGCATGACAGAAAGCCCCTTCGGGGTAGTAGATGTGCGGTAGGTCAGGCGTTCGTGGTGACGAACAGCCACGAGTCGGTGCCGCTGGACAGCGACTCGACGTCAGGGTCCGGGCCGATCGGGCGACCCGGCTCACGCTTCAAGTTCGAGCACGCCTTACCGGAGATGGTGAGCGGCTTGTCGAGCAGCCCAGTTTCGGCTTCCTGTGCGCGGAACAGGCACGAAGAAGCCGAGGTGCCCACATACAAGGTCGAGAATCGCCATCTACGGGCCGACGACGTATCCGCGAGGGAGTAGTCGCCCGGACGCGGAACAGCGGCTCCAACGACGATGTAAGACGCCGCAGGGCTATTCGGAACCTCGCCCCACTTGTAGACCGGGGCAACCGAAGCGGCGTCAAGGGCGGCGACGAACGCCGTCAGGACGTCAATCATCCGAGGAACCCGCCAGCGACATGCGCGATACGGGCCTCAAGTTTCGGGATCTCCACATCCGCGGCACGCTGACCGTCAAGGTGCGGCTGCTGCTTCGCCGAACCGAACTCGAACGACATCCCACCTTGCGGCAGATCCGGGTCCGGCCCGATCTCAGCCTCAAGACCGCCCGCACGGAAAGACACAGTGGTCGTGATCGCCTTCGGGTAAAGCTTGCCGTGTGTGCCCGACGACTCGGTAGCGTTCGCCCGCCAAACCGTCTCGAGCACCTTCGCGCCCACAACGATCTCCTTAGAGACCGACGTCGCAGTCTTCGCCGCCAGCGTCCCGAGTTGGGCACCGAGGATGCGGAGTTCGCTGTCGTCGATCACGCGACAACCCCCTCGACCTCGACGCGGCGTGCGGTGGCGAACGTCTTACCGACAGGAGCCAACACACGGAACACGCGGCCCACGAGTTGCGGATCCTGCGATGCCGTGACGACGATCTGGTCATCGACCGACACCTGGCCGGCAGACACCGGAAGATGAATGGAGAGGCGGACGGCGGTGGACTCATGCCCGCCCGCATCGGACTCTGTGGACTGCAACTCGCGCGCCTGGACCTTGCACGCCGACGAGAAACGCGTCGTGTAGGTAGGGACGTCGACACCCGACCCGTTCAGTGTGGAGCCGCTGACGTAGCGAACCGTGCAGGCATCGACCATCAGCGCCTCAGCGCGCAGTCGGCCACGGGCAGTCGCCGACGTCGCGCTCATGCCTGCTCCGTGGGAGTCACCCAAGCATCCGGCTCAACCGAATAGCCCGGTTCCCCATAGGGCGTGATCGTGAACGCCTCAGAAGCCGTCGATGTTCCGGGGGAGGTGAGCAGAAGCGCCCATTCCTCGTCCGTCAGATACAGGTAGCCGGCGGCCACGTTCGGGTCACGGGTGTAGGAGTAGTCGTCGATCGACTCTTGACGGTTGCCGTCCGGGTTGCGGATGACACGCGCCACCACGTCGGCCTCGACCATGACCACGACGTCTTCTAGCGCGGCATCGTCTGCGATGCGGTCGGTAAGGTCGGTGATTCGGCGGGTGATAATCAGTTCTGCCCGCTCGAGCAGCCCAGTGACTTGCGTGGTCTCGGAGGCTGACAGGTCGCGACCCAAGCTGATCTCGACATCCGCTGGGGTTGCGTAAGCCACGGTCGCCTCCGTTGATTCGGTGGTGACTGGCGGGCACGCAGTAACGCGCGCCCGCCAGCCGGGGGGTTAAACCGATCAGTCCGTCGCAGCAGGCGCGTCGGTCAGGAACACGAACGCCTTCGGGTCAGCGACCACGAAGCCGATCTCGATCTCCGCGCGGACGGCGAACATGTTGCGCTGCCACAGGTTCAGCGCCTCGACGGTGCCCCAGATGGCCTGGTCCCACTGGCCGACGATCCCGTAAAGGGTGTCGAACTCGGTGGTACCGCCACCGGAACCGTCAGCGTCCACGTCCGCGTCAACCGCGGCAAGCGCGACCTGGCGGCTACGGAACACCGGACGACCGAAGACCTTGCCAACACCACGCTCATCGCGGGCGTTCGCCATGTAGAGCGGCGAACCGGTCGTCGACACGGCACCCATCAGAAGCGCCTCACCAGCAGGCGAGACAGCGATGCCGTCTGCGTCGTAACCGTTGGTCGCAACCTTGGTGATCGCGGCCAGGATGTCGCCGTAGGTGTCGGTCGCGTCGAAGGTCTGCAGGTCGGCGTTGGTGGCAGCCGCCTCGCCCTCGTCGTAGAACGAACCGATCTGGTTGCGGTTGCCCGAGATCGCGGCCAGGTCGAACGCCTTGCCCAGCGACTTCGGAAGCCGGCGAACCAGCTCGGCGTAAAGGGCGTTCAGGTCGCGACGGAACTCGTCCGAGAACGGCTCAATAACAGCGAGCTTCTTCGGGGTAAGGGAGAGCTTGTTCAGCGTGTGACGACTGACAGGCTTCTCTGCACCCTCAGCCACCCAGTCAGCGGTCGGCTCACCGGAGATGACGGGGATGGTCAGGCCGGAACCCGGAACGGAGACACGGCGGGCCATCGTCTGCACGAGGGACTCGTCGATCAGTTTCGCCTGAATCTCCGCGGAGACGTCGGCGGGGAGCAGGTTCGACACGTTGGTCGAGAGCCTGCTCAGGTCAGTGGACAGAGCCATTTTCTTGGCTACCTTTCAGACAGGTGGTTGCGGAAGTACTCCGCGAAGGAGTCCGCAGTCGAGGGGGACTGGTTGCCGCCTCTCGCGCCTTGCGAGGGGTCCGGCTTCGGTGTGGCGGATGCCTTGCCGAGTCGAGCCGCAAGGGACTTCGCGTCCTCAAGCAGTTCTTCCTCGGTGGCTCCCTGAATGCGGCCCACGTCCTCTAGCGGGAGGCCCGCTGCAAGGGCGACCTTCATGCGCAGGTTCGTCGTCTCGACCTCGGTCAGCTTCGACGCGGCTTCTTGGGCCGCCTTCTGTGCCTTCTCGAGTTCGGACAGGTTCGCGGCCTCAAGTTCCTTCAGCCGAGTTGCGGCTGTGGAGTTCTCTTTGGCGCGCTTCTCCTGCTCGCGGGCCTTCGACTTCCAAAACTCGACCGTTTCGGTCGGCTTGGTTTCCGGGGCCTGCTCGTCGGTCGATGCCGTGGCTTCCGTTTCGGTCGCCTCCGCTGGTGTTTCGGACATGGTGCTGCTCCCGTTCCGGGCTTTCCCTCGCCGTTGCGGCTTGGGTGGTCTAGTGGGCTACTTGATGTAGCCGAACCGCTTAAGAAGGCTCAGCGCCTCCGTGCGGTCAGGTGCGAGGGACAGACATCCCTGCGGCGTCAGCCGGCCAGCGCGCTCGATGACGCTCGAGCCAACGGTCAAGCCAGCTTCCTTGCGGCGGACGTTGACTACCTGACCCAGATCCGCGCCGTTATCGATCGCGAACTGATCGCCCTTGGACAGTCCGCGGACCTGCCCGCGCTGCGCGAGATCGGTCGGGTCGGTAACTAGGTCCTTACCGATGGCCTCCGTGGTGGGCGTCATCAGGCAGTCGCATTTGGGGTGACGCTGGAAGCTGGTCGAGTAGCGATAGACGCGGCCCGCCAACACGGCGCATCGTCCACAGGACGGCGGGTTGAGGGATCGTACATAGGCGGTGACCGCGGGCCGTGTGGCGTTGTCGACGGCTGCCGCGGTACGTCCAGCGTCCTGGATCAGCGACAACGTGAGGCGGTCGAACGCGGCATCCGAAGCGGCCTTGTCATACAGCTCAGAAGCCCTGTCGCCGGTCAGCAACCAGGACGGGTTGACGTCCGCCGTCGCATCTGTACTGATGCCCTGCTCGTCGAGGATGATCGGAGCACTCTCGAGTACCAGGTCGACGGACGCGGCCTGATACGCGGACAGTCCCCTGGCAACAGCACGCGGCCCCCGAACAGCGAGACGACGTGCAGCCCGGACACCAAGCGCAGAGATCCGCTGCTGCTGTTGGTACTGCCTAAGCGCCGACGCCAGCATCGCCAGCATCCCCGCTCGAATCGCGGAGAATCTGACGGGCGATCGGATCCACGTCCTCAGCCGCCAGATACGCGCGCTCACGATCCTTGCGAGCCTCAGACCAACCCAGCTCGTCCCAGCCGCCCTCCATCGACAGGATCGGCTTACCGCCCGTCAACTTCTGGATACCGTCGACACGCGAGCCGTAGGTCGGGGTGCCGGCGTCGTACCACTCAGTCGTGATCCCGTTGCCGTCCACCCACTCGCCGTCACGGATGCGCAGATAGAACGCGAAGACGTGGCCCCAACGGTCGCCGAAGCCAGACATCTTCCGCTCAGAACGCTTCACCAGGCGGGACTCGTCGGCCCGGATCCCGTCAGCAGACGGCGGGTTAGTCGACTGCTGCCCCAGATACCGCATCGGGAGACCGGTCACGCCCGACACCAGCGACGCGTAATGGTTCACGGTGTCGTGGAAGTTCTTGAGGTCCGAGGCGGTGAACTGCCCCACCTTCGCATCCTTGTTGGCGTTCGCCCAGATCGCAGAGAAGTACGACTCCCACGCAGGGATCGGGCTACCGTCTGCATCCACGAAGTCGCCGCGACTCATCCCAAGCACATACTTCTGGGGAACGCTGTGCGTCTCGCCGGCGATCTGCAAGTTCGTCAGAGACCTAGCTGCGGCATCCGTCAAGCCGATCACGTCAGCCATCTCCGAAACACCCGACCACATGCCCGTGCGGCGACGGTTCAGGAACGGAACGACCGGGACGCGGCCCATGTTGTGCTGGTCGCGGTCAAACTCCACCCACCGTCCAGCGTTCCGCTCGAGCCACACCGTGCGATCCGGCATATAGAGGGTTGCGAACTGCGGGTTCGGGTCTTCGGGAGCCGCGCCATACAAGCGGAGAGCTGCGTCAACGCGCCGGCTACGAGGATCTCC